GCGTTGTGTGTGACGTTGTCGATGCGGTCTTGTATCTCTTTGATACGTTGCTCGACGTGTGATTTTGTGACACCTCGTGTCTTACCGTTGGTAAACGAGGCTTGGTTCTGAACGTATGTATTGTCAGCCACTTGATAATCAGCAGCCGTAAGTGTGACGTCTGTAAAGTGAAGTTTGACTCCGTTTGCTGTGGAGGTGATGTCACTGATGGTTGCTGTCTTGCCCATAGGGTCAGCATCACTGTAGATGAGTATTGAGTCACCTACTTCAAACCCATGATTGCGATAGTCAGCACCTGTAACAAACACTGCACCTGACTCGCTGTCAGCGCTTACGAGAACTTCTTCTTGCGGTCCAATACCAAGCAAATCAGCGACTTTCTGTGCAGTCGTGTAAACGATTTCTTCGGGGTTGAGGGGGCGTGTTTCCGCTTCACCGGGTGAGAATACTACTGGCATGCGTCATCCCCTCATCTCCCACAGATAGTTCTCCGTCATAGACCTTGCCACCAAAGACGGTCTTGAACCGACTTCATGAGCACGTCTCCAATGTACATCGGGAATCCTGTTTGCACATCATCACCCTTTTCTTCGTCGTCCTTTTCAGGCTCAGGTGCGGCGCCGAAATTACCAAACGCAGTACCGAATCGACGCAAATCTCGCATGTGCTGTTTCTGTGAGTCCATCCAACTTGGCTCAGGTGCAGGGTCAACTGGAGGCGCATCTGATGGGTCAAGTGTGTAGTCTTCGCCCTGTGGAGCGTGTGGGAAGTCCTGTCGAACTTTACCTGTGTCAAGTCCTTGTCCGGGTTGTAGAACTGAAAGAGTTCCGTATGGCGCTGCTTCGCCTGCGAATCGAGTCTTACTGTCTTCGATGTTTTGCTGAACTTGTTCGGCTGCGTCAGAAGGAAGCATTCCTTGTTGAATTAAATCCCTGAATTGCTTTCGTGCGCTAACAATTTGTTGTTCACGCATGGCTCGCTCGCCATCACTTTCGTTTGCAGGTGCTTCTTCAAGTCCAAGTCTTGAAATGAGATTGTTAAGTTGATTTTCCAACCGCATATCCATAGCATCTTCGCCCTCACCGGGTCGAACGACAGTAGGGTCTTTGCTCATGTCTCGACCTTGTCCGAACACACGTTCGGCAAGAATCTCAGGCGTCATGACTGACATGTGACCTGATTGCAACTGTCCAGTCAACCTTCGTAGTTTTGTACGAAGTTCCTGTTGCTCTTGGTCGATGTCAATAATCTTTTGAAGATTTTCTCTTGTCGGATTTGCAATGTATTTTTGACGCCTATCAGCATTGAAGGCTATCTGATTTTCAGTGGTTCGCATTTGATACTCAATCAGTTTCTGTTGGCGCTCAGTTTGTTCGCCAATGTTAAGGTTTGCCATACTTGGACTACGTTCCAAATCGATGGACAAACCCTCAGTCCTCAAGTGATTCAACACGTTGCTGCTTAGATTCAACGGGTCGTTTTGATGAAGTTCAAACATTCGGTCAATCATTTCTTGCTGGGCACCTGCTCCTCGGCCAACATCAGCAGCATCTTGTCCTAAGATTTTTTGTTGGAAGTCGGCCAAACCAACTCCGCCTTTTCGCCCCTGTCCACCGAATTGCATATCACGAGCACCTGCTGATGCCCCACTCAACATTCGACCAAGATACTTCTCAAGACTCATGTGAGATTGCGGACCGTGTTTTTCCATCTCGGCTTTCGCTTCTTTAAGGCGCTTATTGCGGACAAAAAGTTCTTCTTGTAAATCATACCGCTTATCTTCAAGTTGGTCGGCTAATGCAAGTGCTTGTGCAGTAGGAGGAGTAAGGTTGTTACCCTCGTCATCTTTAGTGCGTCTCAGTCGTAAAATCTGACTATCTAACTGGTCTACTTGTGGTTGCAACTCCGCCACCATCTGTGATGCTTGCTGATGCTTCGCCATTGCATCTCTTAACTTGCGTGGACTGCCGTAGAACAGTGGGTGTTGACCTGTTGGGTCGTGTAGAATAGTTTCTTTACCAAGACCACCAAATCCACTTTCTGTACCTAATTGCACCGTCTTTTTGCGACGTTCGTCTTCACCCTCACGAAGAGGCTGTAGGAACTCCCCACGTGGCGCAGGCGCCTGTCCTCGTCCAAGAGACGGGCGTTGTGCTTGCTCGCCAATCTTTTCAGATTCTTGAGGGGCTTCCTTAGGTGCTGCTACACGCATTGGACTGCCGGGTGTCATGATTTCTTTTTCAGCGATTCGACGAAGTCGACCTTCATCCATCTCAGGATTACGTTCACGCAACTCTTCTATACGAGCCTGAATCGGCTTCTCAAGATGTTCTTCGTACTTTTGAGCCAAGTTTTCGGCTTCCCCTTGCCCCATACCCATGCTTAGCATGTGCTGGATTCGTTGTTGCATGTCTGTAGCCTTGCTACCTTGCATGAGACGTTTTAGTTGCTGTCTCAATGCATCCAAGTTGGGGTCATCAGGAGCCTTGCGTATACCTACCCACATGTTCATTCCTCCTTTGTTCCCAAATTGAAGTCCATCTTTGTTCCGCACGTTCGACAATTGTCAACCCAACAAAAGTAGAGCATACCACACGATTTGCACCGTGTGCCTGAGCCGATGTTCAGAACGTCGCCTGCCTTACGGTTACGTATGCGTTGTTTGCTGACTACGCCCTCAAGAGGTTTCTCTTGATTGAAAACGCTACCTGCCCCGTAGGACTCGGCCAGTCGCACGCCACGCTTCTCAAGTCGCTCGATTTCGTCGAGTCCGAGTGTCGCTGCATCCATTGTATCACCCTCAGTTCGTGGTGACAATCAGAAAAATGTTTCCTAAGATAACGATGGGGTCAGCGCTTACAATCGTGTTTGAGCCGCCTGCTGCTGCGACAGCGGTCGTCAGGGTAGTCGACATTGTCGACGTGTCCTGAAAGTCCTTCGGTGCGTACGGTCCTAAGACTGTGGTCGTCTTCACCATGAGGGTTCACCTCAAGAGCGACGACCGATTGCCAAGAACGTTCCACCTGCTGTCGTTCCACCTGCACCGATTACTGTAATCGTTGCATTGCTTATCGCTGCTGTATCAGCAACCGTAACCGGCGGGGTCGTAGCCACAGGGCTTGCGGCGGAATTTACACCGGCAAAATCAATGCTTGCAAGCAAACTGCTCAAGTCAATGCTGGTGTCACCTGCTCCGTATGAGCCTGTGACTACCATGCGGTCTCCAAAGTATGTTGGTCGTGGGTCAATTGTTACTGCCATTATTGTTCATCTCCTGTTGTTTCTGTTTCTTCTGCCACTGGTTCTTCGGCCACGGGTTCTTCGACGACTGGCTCAGGTGCTGGAGGGTTGAGGATTAGGTCGACCATGCCCAGTAGTTTGGACTTGGTCGCATATCCGCCAACTGTTTCTCCACGTTCCTCAAGCCATACAGTGATGTCCTTCTTGGTCCAACCTGAGTCGGGAAGTCCATCGTTGCCTGCGTCAACTGTGATACCTGTGTCTCCGTCGATTCTCCACCACTTGTTGTTCATAAGACTACAACGGTTTGCATCGAGCCACTCTTGCGAAACTTCCATAGGAGTTCCACGAAGGGCATAGACTCGCTTCATACCGGGTACCCTACGTTCGTAGTAAGGACCGAGTGAGGTTATTGTAGGCAAGAAGAAACACCTCAAGCCACGATAGCCCACATGGTTGTTACAGTATTCGTTGGTCCACCAACGACCGTAAAGGTCACGACACCGTTAGCGACTGTTGCTGTTACTGCATCAGCGGCATCCGGTGTGTCTCCAATAATCACTGCAATCACTTTGCTCGCATCTCCACCAGCCGTCAAAGTGTCAGCCGTTGTGATGGTCGCCAACGTTCCACAAACCAACTTGAGTCCCGCTGTTGCGTCCGTTGTGTTGGTGTTCTTTGCTTGGAAGCCGTCGAGAGCACCGGGGTAAGACCCTGCTGCTGCACCGCCGTCAAGCCATGCTGTGTCGTCAACCTGTGTACCTGCGTACAAGTCCAGTTCAAAGGTGTTCGTAAATACTACGGTTTCAGAACCGCCGCCATTTGTTAATGTTACTGCCATATTTTTCATCTCCTGTGTGTGTTATCTCCATCAAACCTCAAGACAAGTCTCGGATTGAACCGTGGCCTCCAAAGAAAGTTGTCCAAATTTCACCCATGGTTCGGTAAAGTCCTTCTTGACCGAGGCGGTTGATGGCGAATGGGTCTCCAGTTTCGATACCTGACTCAAAGTATTGAGTTGGTTTTGCGACACTAAAGTGTAGGTAGTCAGTGTCCAAGAAGTACATACGACTGATACCGTCGCCCTTTACGTCCTTGGATGGAATGATTGGGACACCGTTGTATGTAGCAACGATGAAACCTGCTTCAACACCCGGTACACCCTTGACACCGTTGAAGGTAGGGGTGACACGCTTCTCTTCCATGAATCGCTGTTGCGCTTGGAGGAGTTGTTGGATTCGCATCAAAGTGTCATATCCAGTGAGGATAACCTTAGGGTTTCCACCACGTACCCAAATCTTTTGGAAGATGTCGTCGATGTGGTCGAGGGAAAGAACACGGTTGGTTCCTTTTGCACCGGAGGTGTTGACCTCGGCTTCGGACCAAGAGTTAGCGTTTCGGTCGATACTGTAAATGTCTTCGTCACCTGCTTGTCCGTAATCGTTTCCTGCTCCACCAAAGTCCATGGTGTCAGCAGCGTCTCCGCTTGCGGTGATTGAACCAGTTGTGATACGGTCAAGTGACTCGTAGTCGTTACCAGCAGGTGTAGTCACGTCTTCAAGGAGCATCTTGTTGATTTCCTCAGCGTGGTGCTTACCCATTTCTTCCTTGAGAATACTGCGAATGTCACCGAGACCGTCGTCCTTGTCGTTGAGGAAGATTGCAACTTCGCTCATGTCGAAGGTGTGTGCAATGGTCTTAGGCTTTGCAGCAATGTGCTGGAAAGTTGGTTTGGTGGTTTCCGGTAGTGTACCGTTCTCCGCAATACCTCCGCCCTTAGCGGAATCAGGTCGTGCGGTTACGACACGCCATCCACTTCGGTCCCAAGGTTTCTTAGGAAGGATGGAGAATGCGTTGAACTCTTGGTTCAACTGGCTCCAAACCTTTCGTCCGTAGATTGCTTGGTATGTACCAGCAGTTGTGGACAATAGTGGTGCGTCTGCTTTCAAAAGTTCACTACCTGAGTAGTGGAAGCCCATGTTCGAGCCTGCACCATAGTAGTAGCGTTCCATGTCTGTTATTGTTCGTAGGTAATTTCTTGCCATTCTTCATCACTCCATTCAGTTATTGAATACACTCCCTGCGAGGCGGTGTACTTCATCCCAAGACATGTTTGCCATATCCATAGTGGATGGAATTTCAACGTTAGAAACAGGTGCGGACTTTTGGATAGTCGTTCCAGTTGCACCTGATGCAAGGTTATCGATTCGGTCGCTTAGAGCAGCAACTGCTTTTTCGATTGATGCGAGTGGAGCACGAGCGTCGAATGCTTGTGCTTGTCGGCTTTCAGCCTCACTGCGCTGTTCCTTGGCGAGTCGGTCGGCGAAGACTTCGCTGAGAGTTCCCTTGAGTTGCTTCTCGATGGAAGCAGCCTTGTAAGCAGCGTATGCTTGTTCAAGGTCAGCAGGGGAGAGGTCTTCAGGGTGCAAGTAGCCCTTTGCAACATCAGCCTTAGAGCCGCTGTTGAGTTTGCCAATTGCGCCGGTAGATGGGTTGCCGCCTTCTTGTGCTCGGCCACGTACTTGGCCTGCAAAGTAGTCAGCACCGTCAATGGAAGATGGGTTGTCGAAGCCACCGAGTTGTGCCTTCTCAAGTGCATCAAAGTGTGCACGAGCGCCTGCAATATCGACGCCACCCGACTTCAAGGTGTTTTCCATCCAGTGCAAGTAGTCTTGGGTGATGACATCAGAGTACTCGGATTTTTGCTCCTCGGAGCCGTACATCTTTTCGTCTTTGTCTTCATCAGCCATTTCTTTGCCTTTGTCTTCATCCTTGTCGTCTTTCTTATCCTTACCTTCAAGGAAAGCAGGCTTCTCACCTTCGCCTTTCTCCATAACGTCGAGGCGGGTGTTGATGCGGTCCAAGACGGACGACAGTTCGCTCATTGTGTTCATGTCTGTACTTTCAGTCATTGTTGTGTCCTCCTTCAATATACGGAATGTCGCCTCCGGGTTTATACCTTTTTCACAAATGGTGACTTCGTGAAGTTCCAGTTTGGAAATCTCGGTGTAATCACCGTGTTCCGAATCGGCCTTTCGCATTCTCTTGAATGCTTGTCCACCGATACTGAAACCCCGTAGGGCACCCTTGCGAATCTCATTGGCTACTTCACGAGCCTTCTCGATGTCATCACGTACTTGGATGACAACGAAGAGTCCAGCGTCATCGACACCGGACTTCCACAATCGACCACTGCTGTCAGTGTACTGTGGAATAACTTCTCCAACTTGGATGTTGGAGTGTGCGAGTTGTACGTTGCGGAATCCGTCCGCTTTCATGAAATTGTCAAATGCACCCTTGAGTGCACCTGTAGTGATAAGGTCACCTTGCTTGTCGACCATTTCGACGCTTGCATAGCCTGCAATAACAAGGCCATTGTCGCTCTTGAGGAGCGATATAGTGCCACCGCCTTCAAATCGGGCGGATTGTAGTGGCGATGCCATGACCATTGTAGTCCTTACATCCGTCATTCTATATAATCAGATATGGTAGACAGCCTTATCTTCTGTAAGTTCTAACTTACTATCAACTTCCTCGACGTCCTTCGATTCTTCCTCTTCATCCTTCCTGTCACGCTCAATGTCACGCACATCGTAGTCAGGCATGGTTTTGGCATCATCAGGGTTAGTTGGACCTGTCGGTGATTGAATGGGTGTGCCGTAGTCTATACCCAGTCCCTTAGGTCCTGATGCGCTCATGCCCACTTGACCTACACCGCTTTTCGCCAACAGTCGCTCAAGAAGTTCGACACCCTTCTTCAT